ACTTATAATCATGTCCAAGCATAACGACAGGATTTTTCTTATAGTTCTCCAAATTCACCCCTTCAGGTAACAGCTTCTCGCCATCCCTATCCAAAGCACCTGTCGATATATAACTGATGACGCTACGTTTCTTCTTGTCAGCCTCCTGCTTCTCCGATGTGTAATACTTTCTTACAAACGGAATCTCATCCTTTTTAACGTGCAGTCTCTTGGCCAGTTCACTAGCCTTGTCAGGATATTCGTTTATGAATTTAAGATTCTCGGTTATCACTTTCATCATCGCCTCCCTAAATAATTGAATCTATTAACATTAAGCTGTTTTTGTGGTATAAAATAAGCATGAAAAAGAAAGGAAAATATCTGGTCTGCCCAACCTGTAATGTATCTTTTTATAGAGATCCTTCTCATACTGGAAAAATTAATTATTGTTCTCGAGAATGTGGCTATAAACAAAAAAAAGGAAAAAATTTGATTTGTCCAGTTTGCAATAAGGTTTTTTATAGAACGCCTTCGGATATTTATGGCAAAAACGTAAAAATTAGTTATTGTTCTCAAAAATGTCATTACAATCATAAATTTGTAAGGACGCTTGAAAAAGTTATAAAACCATATTCTAAAACTTGGCAAGAACTTATTTATCATTGGTATGTTGTTGATAAAATGTCTATTCACCAGATTTCTAAAAAGCTTAATTTGAGTAATCGTGTTATTCCTAGAGCATTGAAAATGCTTGATATTCCACAACGCTCTGTTCATGATAGGATTGCTCTTCAGTGGGATGATAATGACAAAAGGAGAAAAGAAACGGCAAAAAGAACATCTACTCTTTTCAAGGGGAAACCAAGCTGGAGTAAAGGGTTGACTAAAAAAAGCCATCCAGGGATTAAAAGACAAGCTGAATGGATGGTTGGGAAAAATAACCCCATGTATGGCAAGCGAGGAAAAGATAATCCAGGCTACAAAAATGGTAAATATACTGCCGATAAAAAGAGATTCTGGAGCACTTCTGAATATCAACAATGGCGAAAAGCTGTATATGAAAGAGATAATTATACTTGTCAAAATTGTGGTGATAACAAAGGCGGAAATCTTAATGCTCATCATATTAAATCGTGGGCAGATTTTCCTGAGCTTAGATATAAAATATCTAATGGAATTACTCTTTGTGATAAATGTCATCAGTTTGCTCACTCTTCAATCCAAGCACTTAGGGTGCAGCGACAAGAAACATGTCTTGGCGGCGCATCTATATCACAATAGCTATTGTCAAATGTAAATTTCTGGCCATCTCTTTCTATCACCTCTGGAGGATCACCCACACTAAAATAATTTTCCTCTAATCCTATTACTTTCCCATCCAGCAATTCGCAACTAGGACAGGTCTTTTTATCTATATAACTGACCCAGATCTTTTTCTTCACAACCCCACTCTGCCTGTATGTCTCCAATGCAGCCTTATTACTCGCTCTTAATGTCTCAGTCCTCGCTATCCTCTTCGCCCGCCTGAACCCCCAATCGTCGTAAGTCTCATAGACCCGTCTCACAAGCTCAGGCACGCCCTCACCTGCATTCATTCCCTCTATAAGCTCTGCCCTCAGTTTAGCCACATTCACTTCTTCCAACTTTTTCGAGAACATGGGTGTATAACTCTCCAGCCATTCCTGGACCTTCGGATCGGTTACATCGAATATCATGTCGAAGTCGTAAAGCGAGACAATCCTGGGACCTTCCTTTTCCATAACCTCAACGAATATTCCTGATGCCCCGTTGGCTAGCTTCTTCTCGAACACAGCCGTTGGATACAGGATGCTATCCACCTTATCCTTCTGCAGCCATGCCTTCTTCATCTTCTTCAAGTTAGCCACTAATATCCGCTTCTCTTCATCCCATATCCGTTTCAGCATCGTCTCGAACTTCTTCTCATACGGACTGATAGCCTTGAAGAGTGCATTGAATAGCATGTCATGGGCTTGCTTTTTGTCATCTTCCTTCGCAGCCTCTTTCAGAGAATCTATTAACATCTGTCTTAAAATAACGGTTGCCTCATTAATAATTATGGGTTTGCAGACTTCAACAGCCACCTTTTCGGCAAGCTCGCTGGTTAGGAAGTTGGGGTTAATCATTTTTTCATAAATAATCTATCCATCTTCAATGCCTCTTTATTAAGAATGTCTACCCAATCTTTCTTTATTTTTTCTTCTGCTAATTGATTTTTTAGTATTTCCGCCCATTTAACCGTCACCGTTTTGATGGGAAATACCCGCAATAACCAAAAGGGGAAATATCTTTGTCTAAATAGTTGCCATTTATTGGCGGGATATTCACTGCTTTCTGGCACTAAAAACCCGCCTTCCATCTTTTTTGCCTTAACTTCAATCATCCTAAAACCTCCTTAACGCTTTTCATAACCTTCTCCGTAAACTGCCTTATCTGTTCCTCCTCCGCCTCAGTCCCAAGCGGCATCAAACGGTTATCGATATAAGCCACATCACCGCCCTCTATTCCCTCTAGCCCCTCTTCCGCCCTGGCCTCATTTATTGTCATTATCCCGATCTTCACCCTTCCGATCTGCTCTTTCAATATCAAGTCTCTATCCTGTGGCACTGGATTATCGAATTCACAAAAGATTTTCTCATCATATAGAGGCAATACTTTCTCGTTCATCTTCTCTGAAAATCGTTCGCATCGTGGCAGTATCGCCCCTTCGGCATAATTCTCCTTTCCTACATATGCAGTAGCTCTATTCGATTTCGGGTCAAATATACTCGGTGGAATATCAAAGCCCAGGCATATCTCTTCCATGTTAATAGCCCTACCTTTAATAAAATTCATTTCTTCCGGAGTAAACACATCCTTTTCAAACTTCATATCCACAGGCGGAATGAGAAGCTTTCCGGCTTTCCTTGCACCTGCATATTGCTGTCCAAACATCTCTTTCAATCTAGCTCTATCTTTATCTGTTAGATTCGTTCCACTGCTTGGAGACAATATCCCTCCTATTCTTGCTTTGTTCTCAAACAGCGCTTTTTCAAAGTCCTCCATTTGTTCTCTAATATAAACTGCATTGGCAATTCCCTTCACTATAGAAAAGCCAGTAAATATATTCTCCGGATTAGGGAAAGTAAAATAAATTGCATCCTCAAATGGAATCTTGACTTCTGTAGCTCCATGTCTATATACGAAAGATTCAATAGGTTTCTCCAGTGTCTTTCCAAATTTGGGGTTGATATATTGAGACGGAATCGGCCATATTTGTGTTGGTACTCCTAAATTATTTTTCAGCATTAGCCAGTAACATTCACCAGTCAGGTCAGTATACATTGTTGTATATTCTTTGAAGTCCCTTTGATTATGCTTTGGATTAATACTCTTCATGAGGTCAAGAAATATATGTTCAGTGATTTCCTCTATTTCGACAGCCTTCCTCAAATAGCTATCGAGATGCGGTCTGGAATACAGCCAATTCTTTTTCTGCCTGCTCACTGGTTTAGTCTCTATCGTCTTGTAAGTTTTAGTCTTTTCCTTCTTCGCAATATAAAGCCTTAATCTCTGAGAGCCTACAGTCTGGAAATTTTTCTTGCTGCATATGAATACAAACCCTTTGAAAGCTCTAATGAAGTCGGCTTTAGTTTTAGGCTCTTTGCCAGCCAGTAATGCTTCCCCCCATCTCTCTAAATCCATGAATGCGGAATCATCGCTTATCATTGGATGAGAGCCAGTTGTAGAAAATACATCATCCAAGCCTTTCAGGTAGTGGCCTTTCGATCGGCCTAATACGTTTGCGAATCTTTCTATTATATTCATATCATTATCCCGCCACTATAAGATCGCCGATGCCACCCCTATCTAATTCTATGATTGCATACCTTAAAGCATCCATGCAGTGATCATCTCTCTTCATTGGTTTTTCCTTCCATTCACCTGTACTTTGGTTCCTATCGTATTGATATAGAGATAACTCATCTATCACATTAACACAACTTCTGAATACTTTAAGCCTGACAGTCCTTTCACTATCATCTTGCTTTCTCAATCTAGCATTCACTGTAAGTATTCCCATATCTACATCGTTGTTTGCTGGGATAACGTCATATCCCAACGCTTGCATTTCTTGTATTTCCTGTGCTCCTGAAGGATCAGCATAATAAGGAATATCAGGACTCATATTCCGTGAATGTTCTTTTAATGTCTGCTTCGATTGATAATATTCTTTATAAACATATAAGATATCATCAGGACTCAAAGCAAGTTTAAGGGCAACAAAAGGATTAATGAATCCCCAATCTATCCCACCAATTTTTGTCCAATCTTCTGGAATAGGAAAATCATCACATACATTGTATTTTTCATCAAAATCAGCATAAATAAGTCCTTCGGCTTTTCCAAATATTCCCTCATATCGCAGTTGAAATTGAATTGGAGTTAACATCCGCTTTGCTCTTTCATATTCCTCTTTTGGAAAATATGGGCTTTCAACTGATGGGAATTGAATAAAATCAATATCACCTTCCTCTCCTCTATTCCTTCGCTCTTTATCTTTCTCTATTTCTTTATGTACCCAGTTAAGAGCTATTGGAGTAAAAGTACAAAGTATCCGACCTTGCGTTCCACTCACCCGCCCTTGCATCATAAGCCAGATATCAGGTTTCATAAGACTTGCCTCATCTGCCCAAATCGCCCTTGCTGTTATACCTTCTATGGATTCTGGCTTATCTGCTGATCTGAGAAAAAAAGTCCTTCCATTTCTAGCCCTAAAAACAGATTCTGCCTTATTAAACGTTCCCCATCCATTAGGTATTATTTCTTGAAATTTTTGCATTGTACTTTGTTGCAATATCTTGTATGTAGGAGCAATAATAAGATAATCACCTGCTCCACATTCTTCAGATTCATTAACAATCCAGATACATCCGAAAGTTGTTTTTCCTGATTGAACACCTGCACAAAAAAATATAAATCGTTTCTTGCTTTCCCAAGCTCTATTTTGCCATTTGTGAAGTTTAATCTCATTTGTCTTCATTGTTTGATATTATAACCTTAAGAGGATGAAATTCCATGCTTCCTTCTATTGCTTGTTGGTCTTTTTGTCCTAACATCTGTTTGCCAAGCCATATAAGCATTGATACATTGCCTTTCATTGCAATTTCAAATTGTTTTTTTCGTAATCTAATTTTGCCAGCATTTCTTCCTTTTGCAAGATATCTGGCAAAACGCCTTCTTATCACTGATTCACTGCATCCAAAAAAAGATGCTATCTCTGTATTCGTACAACCATAAGAAGCCAATGCTTCCACTTGTTCTGCTTTAATCTCTATAAGCTT